GGCGGGGCGTAGCACGTTCGAACTCGATGTCCGGGGACGCCTGGGCGTGCGTGAGCAACTGGCCTTGCTGGCTTTGCCGCCGCAATTGCGCCGGCGTTTGCTGAACCAGGTGACCAAGCGTGTACGGACGATGAGCCGCAAGCGTCAGCGCGCCCAGCAGAACCTGGACGGTTCGGCGTTCGCCCCGCGCCAGGGCGAGAGCAAGGGCAAAAAGAAGATGGAAGCCGGCCTGGCCAAGCTGATGGTGGTCACCCGCGTGACCGCTGATGAAGCGGAATTGGGCTGGAAAAACGCTCTGACCCGATGGGTCGCCGCCCAGCAGCACTACGGCGTCAGCGAGCGCCGCACCGCCGCGCAGATGCGCCGCTGGAACAAAACCCCGCCAGGCCTGGCTGCCACTGAGAAACAGGCAAAGCGCCTGCGCCGGTTGGGCTTCCGCGTGCGTCAGGCCGGCAAAAAGACCCTGACCAGGCCGTCGGTGGCGTGGATTCAAGAGCATGTGAACTACGCCAAGGCCGGCCTGCTGATTCGCATCCTGGACGACCAGCGCAGCGAGTCGTCGGGCGCGCAGAGCTGGGAAATCACGCTCCCGAAACGCCAGTTCATCGGCGCCGAAACCGAACGCGACACCGACCTGCTGATTAGCCAGGTGTTGCAACAAATCCTAACTTCACCCCGCTAACGAGGCACTGCATGGCACTCGGTCAAGTCACCGTCGACAATCTCAACCTGGGCCAGGGGCCTGTGAGCGAGATTGAGCGTTACTTTCTTTTCATCGGCCCCGCCGGCAAGAACGTCGGCCAGATTCTGCCGCTGAACACGGACAGCGATCTGGACGCCGAACTGGGCGTTCTGGCCAGCGACCTGAAAACCCAAATCACCGCTGCCCGTCTCAACGGTGGCCAGCGCTGGGCGTGTGTCGCGGCTCCGATCGGCGCCGAGGGCAAATGGGACGAGGCGTTGGAGAAAGCCCAGCAGCAGGGCTACTCCGTCGAATCCGTGGTGATTACCAAGCCGGTGACCGCTGCCGCAGAGCTGTCGGCGATGCATGACGCAGCGATCGCACTGAACAACACCTACGGACGCCGCGTGTTCGTCATGGCGTCCGCCCCTGGTATCACCGCCGAACAGAACTGGGCGCAGTACGTCAGCGAACGCAGAGCGCTGTTGGCCAACCTCGCCGCGCCGCGTGTGCTGGTCGTACCGCAACTGCACGGCAATGACCTGGGCGTGCTGGCCGGTCGCCTTGCCAATGCTTCCGTGAGCATCGCTGACAGCCCGATGCGGGTGGCCACCGGTGCCGTGCTGGGCCTCGGCCCTGTTCCGATCGATGGCGAAAAAGTCCCGCTGACCTCGGCTGTGCGCAGCGAGCTGGATCGGGCGCGCTACTCGGTTTCGCAGACCTATCCGGATTACCCGGGCGTGTACTGGGGCGACGGCAACATGCTGGACACCGCCGGCAGTGACTTTCAGGTCGTGGAATACCTGCGAATCACCGACAAGGCCGCTCGCCAGATCCGCCCGCTGCTGATTCGCCGCGTTGCCGATCGCCGCTTGAACAACACCCCCAACAGCATGGCCGTCAACACCAACCAGTTGATGGCGCCACTGCGCGCCATGGCCAAGTCCACCACGTTCGCGGGGCAAGTGTTCCCGGGTGACATTGAGCCGCCGAAGGACGGCGATCTGGTGCTGACCTGGGAGACGAAAACCAAGGTCGCGGCCTACATCAAGCTCAAGCCCCACAACTGCCCGAAAGACCTGACCGCGAATATCGCGTTGGATCTTTCCACCGACAAACAGGAGTAACGCCCCATGGCGAAGATTGGCGGCAAGAATTTTGATGTGAGCCTGGGCGATATCGCGCTGCACGTCGAAAGCTGCACTTTGGATATCACCGATAACTCTGCAGTGGCCCAAACCCGGGGCGTGCCGGACGGCACCGTGGACGGTGACGTGGCCGCTGCCGGCGAATTCGAGCTGGATACCACCAACTTCAATCTGCTGATCGACGCGGCGCGATCGGCGGGCAGCTTCCGAGGCCTCAAACCCTTCGACGCGGTGTTCTTCGCCAAGGCCGGCGAAGACGAGGAACTGCGGGTGGAAGCGTTCGGCTGCAAGGTGAAGCTCTCCAGCCTGCTGGCGATCGATCCGAAGGGCGGCGAGAAGAGCAAACACAAGGTTCCGTTCGACGTGACCAGCCCGGATTTCATCCACATCAACGGCGTGCCGTACCTGGCTGCGACAGAGATCGAGGGGCTGCGCTAATGGTGGACTGGTTCGACCGTGCCCAGGAGCTGGAGCAACGCCAACGTGACCAGGCGATCAAGGCTCAGCTGAGCAAGCCCGTGCCGGTCGGGCCGAGCCTGACCCATTGCCAGGACTGCGACAAACCAATACCGCCGGCGCGCCAGGCGCACGGTGGCATAACCCGGTGCGTCCCGTGCCAGACGGACGTTGAGAAGAGTAAACGCCGATGACCACTGAAACTTCGCGTCTGGGAACGCTGGAGCGCCAACTCGCCGTGATCGAGCACCGCATGAACGAGTTTGAAGGTCGTCACGACACCGTGCCGACTCGCGTGACCAAGCTTGAGCAGCAATTCGAAAACATGACTGGCCAGCTCAAGGAACTGAACAAGGGACAGCAGGCGTTGACCCTGGCGGTCAACGTGATCGGCTCGAAGGTCGGGCGCTTGCTGACCATCCTGACGCTGGTTGGCGCCGTGCTGCAGATGGTCGTGCCGGCACTGTTGCGCGTGTGGTTCCCATGAGCCTGCGCGGCAGGATCATGGCCGGCGTGATCGCGCTGGCCAGCACGCCGCTGGTGATCTTCCTGGGCACCTGGGAAGGCAACGGCCAGAACACCGTTTACGCGGACAAGCTCGCCGGCGGACTGCCCACGGTTTGCAAAGGCATCACCCGGTTTACGAGCCCGTACCCGGTCGTGGTCGGCGACTACTGGTCGCCCGCCAAGTGCGCCGAGGTGGAGCAGCTGGTGATCCGCAAAACGCAGCTGCAGCTGGCCGAGTGCATCACAAACCCGAACGTGGGACAGAACACGTTCGATGCACTGACCAGTCACGGCCACAACTTCGGCGTGACCAGCACCTGCGCCAGTCGATCGGTCGCGCTTATCAACGCCGGTCGCATCGCCGAGGGCTGCAAAGCGCTGGCTTGGGCGCCGGACGGCAAGACGCCGGTATGGGCCTTTGTGACGGATGCCAAGGGCCAGAAGCGCTTTGTGCCTGGGTTGCACAACCGCCGGCTGGCCGAATCCCGGCTGTGCGCGGAGGGCTTGTGATGCTGCGCGAAGCCTTGTTCCTGGTCGTGCTGTGCCTGATTGCCTGGATCGGTTTCGACGCGCTCGAAGGCCAGCGCGACGAAGCCAGGCGCGAGCGCGACAGCGCGAAGTGGGAGGCCAGCGGCCTGCGGGAAGCGGCACGCATCAGCGGCGAAATGCTCGCTGAGCGGGACGCGATCGACCAACGAAACACCAAGGAATTGACCGATGCACGCACTGAAAACGAACGCCTGCGCCGCGCTGTTGGCGATGGCTCTGGCCGGCTGTACGTCAGCGCCACCTGTCCCACCTCCAGATCTGTGTCCGCCACCGCCGGCACCGCCCGCGTGGCTGATGGAGGACGCGCCGAACTCGCTGCAGACGCTCGACCGGATTATTTCACCCTCCGAGATCAACTCGTCAAAAGCCGGCAAATGATCGTCGGACTGCAGCAATACACCCTGGGCGTTTGCCGGCGATCGTCGGCGCCCCAGGACACCACTTTTCCCAACCTCAAAAAGAGCGTTACCCCATGAGCCAACAAAACACCGAAATCACCCTGGAAGTCGGCGAAAACGAATTCACCTTCAACCTGACACCGGCGGACGTGACCAAGTACTTCAACGCCCTGACCCAGACCAACAAGGTCGCCCCGGGCAACAACCTGCTGATGAACACCGTGCTGCAGGATCAAAAACCAGCTTTGAAAGCCCTGCTGGGCAACCCGGTGATGGTGATGCAGCTCGCCGGCGCGCTGCTGGAGGAATACGCACCCAACGTTGAGGTGATCGTAAAAAAGCGCTCGAGCACGCTGAGCGCCTGAGCGAAAACGGCCTGGGCCAGCTGATGGCCCTGACGAACCGCTGGCTACCTGGTGCCGAACCCACGCCCGAGGCGATGGGGACGGCCAAGTGGCTGGAGGACGAACACTGGAGACGCATGGAATTTGCCGTGGCTAACGGCATCGCCCTTGCGCTGAACGGATAACGACATTGGCAGACCGTAGCGCCAGCCTGGCTTTCATTCTCAGCTTGCAGGACAAGGTCACCGCGCCCCTGGGCAAGGTGAAAATGGGCTTTTCCGAGCTTGCCGATCAAAGCGAAAAACACATCAAGACGATCGGCCTGGGCTTTGGCGGGCTGACGGCGGGCGTGGTCGCCATTCGCGAATCCATGGAGCCGGCGCTGGAGGTCAATCGCGCCCTGGGCGACGTGCGCTCGCTGGGCGTTGCTGAGGACGCACTGTCGGCGCTCAATGCCAAGTCGCTGGAGTTCGCGGTGAACTATGGCGAGAACGCCAAGGACTTTGTGGCGTCCGCCTACCTGATCGAAGGCGCCATCAAGGGCCTTGCCGGCAACCAGCTGGCGACCTTCACCAACACCAGCAACCTACTGGCGAAGGCCACCAAGACCGACGCCGAAACCATGGGCGAATACGTCGGTACGCTCTACAACCTGCAGAAATCCCAAGCCGATGCGATGGGTAAAGGTGCGTGGGTCGAAAAGCTCGGCGGCCAGACCGCGCTGGCGGTGCAGCTGTTCCGCACCAGCGGCGCGGCCATGAAAGACGCCTTCAAGGAAGCCGGGGCTATCGCCACGACTTCCGGCGTCGACCTGGCTGAACAGATGGCGGTGATCGGCACGCTGAGCAGCACCATGGAAGGCGGCGACGCCGGCGGACGCTACAAGGCGTTTTTCGAAAACATCGGCGCCGCCTCCGAAAAGCTCGGTATGAAGTTCACCGACCAGCAGGGCAAGGTGCTGCCGATGATGACCATCCTGGACAAGCTCCAGGGCAAGTTCGGCGACCTCACCAGCGCGTCGGCGGGTGCCAAGCTGATGGAGGCCTTCGGCGGCGAAGGCGCCCAGGTGATCGGCGCGCTCGCCACGGACACCGATCGGCTGCGCAATGGCATCGAGCAGCTGGGCAAGGTGCGCGGGCTGGAGAACGCCGAGCAGATGGCCCGGGCGATGGTTGACCCGTGGCAGCAATGGGCGTCCCTGGTCGAAGTCATGCGAGTGGTGTTCGGTCAGGTGCTGATCCCGGTGCTGTCGCCGTTCATGGCCAAGATGGTGGACATCGGTAAAACCCTGGTGCGCTGGTCGCAGCTGTTCCCGAACATCACCCGCGTAATCGGCATCACTGCGCTGACGATCATGGGCATCGTCGCCGCGATGTCGGCGCTGACCATGGTGGTGGGCATTGCCCGCATGACCTGGCTGGGCATGCTCACCGTCTGGAAAGTCTTCCAACTGATGGGGCTGCGCACCGTCGCGGTGTTCATCCTGCAGAAGCTGGCCATCCTCGCTTACGTCGCCGTGATCTACACGCTGAGCGCCGGCCTGGCGCTTATTCGCGGCGCCATGATGCTGTGGCAGGGCGCGATCTGGTTGGTCAACGCGGCGTTGATGGCCAACCCGGTGGTGTGGATTGTGGTCGGGATCGTCGCCCTGGTGGCGGTCATTGTGGCGGCGGTCTACTTCTGGAAGGAGTGGACGAGCGCCCTGATGAACACGGCCGCGTTCCAGTTCGTCGCCGACAAGCTCCAGAAACTGTCCGACTGGTTTAACTCCATGGGCGGCTGGTCGGGCATGGCCAAGGCCGCGTGGGACAGCATCGTCGGCATTTTCACGAAGGCCGTTAACGGCGTGATCGAGCTGCTGAACAGCATCCCAGGCGTGAACATCGAAGCGCGTTTTGGCGGCATGCCCGAAGTGCCAGGCGTCGATGCCGCGACCAACGCCGCCGACACCGCCAACGCCGCGCAGAAAGCCCAGCAGACCATCAATGCGGCCATTCCAAGCCTGTCGCCGGCGCGCCCGTCGGCGGTGCCGCCGGGTGGCTTGCTGACCAGCATCCAGAACAACAACAGCAGCCAGAACAAGGGCACGCATGTGGAAAACGTGAACATTCACACCGGCAAGCAGATGACGCCGTTGGAGATGGAAAACATGGTTGCGATGGCGGTAGGCGGATGAGCGAGTACGTGGATCTGCTCATCGTCGACAACGACCTGGCGCTGGATCTGTCGCACCAGCCGCTGCTGGTCGACGACCGTGCCTGTATCGCCCAGGACATCGCCCACATGATCCGCGACAGCGGGCTGTTGGTGACGCTGGTGGCCGAACGCGATCGCCTGCGTCAACGCGATTGCATCCAACAGATGGAACTGCTGGTTGAAGAAGACGTGCGCCTGGTGCCGGGAACGGCGCGTATCACCGAGCAGGCGCCAGGGGTGTACCTGGTGACCGCCAAAACCATCAAATTCGGATCGATCGAGGTAAGTCTGTGAGCGTCGATTTCAAAAAGGTGATCGCCGATACCGGCATTCCGACCACTGAGGCGGGGCTAAAGGCCGCATGGGAAAAAGAGGTTGAAGCCCAGGGTGCGAAAGTCGCCAACACCAGCAGCTATTCCCCATTCTGGCGAGTGATGACCGCACTGGTGACCAAGCCGGTTTTGTGGCTGCTGGATTTCCTGTGCCTGACCGTGTTGCCCAACTTCTTTGTGAAAACGGCGGTCGACGCCTGGCTGGACACGCTGGCATGGGCGGTCAACGTCGAGCGCAAGGGCGCGACTAAGGCAAAGGGCAAATTGCTGTTCACCCGGGCCATTCCGGACGGCGTGCTGGAGTTGGAAAAGGGGATCGTGGTGCAGTCTGCCGCGATCAATGGCAACGTCTACAAACTGGTTACGACGGCGCCGGCGACGTTCCAGCAGGGCCAGTTGCAGCTGGACGTTCCCGTGGAGGCAGTCGAGGCCGGTAGTGGCTTCAACCTGGCGCCGGGGTATTACGCGATCCTGCCGGTGCCGATTCCTGGCATCGTGCAGGTGGTGAACAAAGACGGCTGGCTGGAATCCCCTGGGGCCGATCCCGAACCGAACGACCAGTTGCGCCTGCGCGTGCGTAACCAGTTCTCGGCGGTCAACCAGTGGCACACCGACGCCGTGTATCGCGCCATGATTTCCGCCTTCCCGGGCGTGCGTCCGGATGGCGTGTACTTTGAACATGGCGCCCCGCGCGGGCCAGGCAGCGCCAATGCCTACATTCTGTTCGATGCGGGTGTGCCGGCGACGACGTACCTGGAGCAAATCAACGCGCACATCCGCGACCAGGGCAACCACGGCCACGGCGACGATCTGCTGGCCATGGTCATGCCCGAAGTCCCGGTGACCGTGACGCTGTGGCTGTGGCCCAAGCCCAACTTGAGCGCCGAGCAGATCGCCGCCCTGGTGAAAGAGGTGGAACTGTTCGTGCGGGCTGCTTTTCGCGAAAGCACCGCGACGGATTACCAGCCGACGCTGACCTATCCGCAATCGCGTTTCAGCTACAGCCGGCTCAGTGAAGAGATTCACCAGCAGTTCGAGGAC